GCCCTTACCGTAACGCGCCGTGGCGTTTTTCCACTCCGAGATACATATTTACCATTAGTCGAGGGGCTGTCGGTCAGTCTGCGCCTATTGAGGAGATTAAATGACCGTTACCGTTACCGCTCGCAGCGTAGGCATGGCCTCGCTGCGTGGGCTATTTGCCAACCCTGCGCCGGTGCTGCTGGCTGGCGGCTCTGGGCTTGCTGACAATATCCGCCTGGGCTTCCGCGCATCAACTGACCCGTGGGGCGGCAAATGGAAGCCGCTGGTCGTGCGCAAGGGCAAGCCGCTGCTACACACGGGCCAATTGCGGGGGAGCATATCTGCAAAGGTCGATGGTAATTTTGCCATCAAGGTTTTCTCGGGGGATAACCCGTCAAAATCGAACCTGCATCAGTTCGGCGGGTTCACCACGATCAAGGGTCGGCGGGTGTTCGTGCCAGCACGCCCATTCTTCCCTATCAGAAACGGACGAGCAGACCTGCCAGCAGCATGGCGGGCTGACATGGTTGCGGATATTGTCGCGGCTGTGAGGGTTAAACTTAGGTAAATAGATGTTGACGAATGCAGCAAAAGGGTATAAACTCAATCCAAGGCTAGGGGATTCCCTCCTAGCCAAAAGCGAGGGTTAAGAAAATGAGAACTGTAAAAATCAGCATAGGCAACTCTTATGTCGGCTACGACAGCGCCGATGCAACTGTAGCTAATGGCACGTTTAAGGTTGTGGCCGTATATGGCCGGAAGCGCGTCATCGCGAAGGCGATAGCCGCCCTCAACCGTGGTGAGGATCAAATCCTCAACGCCTTTGGCGAACCGGTGGGGATACAGGTATGGCTAAACTAAAAAACGAGGATACAAAAATGAAGATTTACTCGATGTACGGCAACATCGTCGCCGATGTCGCCGATGATGTCGGCGCAGAAATAATGACCTTCTGCGGGAAAGTCCAGCAGAACATAGGGATGGGGGGTCTTGTCACCCCTCCAGAGGGGGTAACGGTGCGTTACTCGCATCGTTACGGGAGCGGGATCGCCGCAGTTTTTTTCAACGGGGCGCAGATCGCCTCGGCCTAATTTTTGGAGGATTATACTAATGAAAATTATCCACGTATTCCCCGCTGAGCGTAAGCCCGGCGGTATTGTGGGGCGCTATGCCCCATATGATGGGGTGGTGCCTGATGGGGCGCTATCCCACGACCCTAGCCGGATTTACTCCCGCTGGGTTGCCACCCCAGAGTCTACCCATGATGGGGTGAGCGACGGGCTTCGCGACGGGTTCACCCTCCATCTCATTGAGCTGGAGGCCGCTGAGATTGCGGCCATGAATGCCGCTGGCAAGTCGGTCTTAATGGCTGCGATTATTCGCGCCCTAGCCCTCAAGTCGGAGGGCTACAGCATGGGACAGCAATACTGGCACAACGAACCCCCTGAAAAGGGAGAGTTCTACGTGGCTGGGGTCAGAATAGACCTCAACGAGGCTGAGTTTTTTGTCGTCAAGGCTTTGGTTGATGCCATTGAAGGGGGCCGCGCCTGTGGCTAGGGTAAAGATTCCCCGCCACCGGGCTAAGGTGGTTGTGCCCTTCCGGTTGCCTGGATGGGCAGTGGACTGGCTAGTGGAGCACCCACAGCCAGCCGATAAACTTATTACCGATGCACTGATTGCACATTATGGGATTATTCCTGGCCAGCGCCCCCTAGAAAGGGTTTCTGTGTGGACGCTGGCCAAGATGCTGAGCCGTGCAGGTTTAACAGGCTCTGAGCGCGAGAAGACCGCGTATTGGCTGCAATTTATTGCCAATGCAATTGTAAATCGTGGGCTGCCAGGATATTACAAAATAGGTGATTCTGGGTGGGCGACAATAAAGCAAGATGACTATTTGGGCGCTGATGAATCCTATGTCGATATATCTACGTTCAAAGATTGGGCGCTTGCTGATGCCCACATTCACGAAAAACTTCCATATATGCTTTCTTTGATTGTCGGGATTTAGCCAAACGCCCTGCTACCGCGGCTAACGGTAGTGGGGCATTTTTTTGTCACAGTTCCAACAATAGCGCGGCCAGCATGGCCGCCAGCATCTCCAGGATGTCAGGCTCTGCGCCAGCCGCTTGCGCTCTGGCAATCTCCCTTCCGAAATCTACCATCGCCTGCCGCTTCAGCACTAGCGGCGCATATTGCCGCCCTAGCGCGGTGTTGCCAGCCGTTGCCGCTGCATTGATTGCCTCGTTGAGGCCAATAGCTGGGTTTGACGCCCAGCCGCCCTCTGGCTCGCCCTCTGGCGGAACTGCGTCTGGGGTGCCGGGTCTGTATCCCCTCGCCTTGGCTTGAGCCTCTGTGAGGCCAATTAGCGTGCTGCGGCAGTTGTGGTGGTTGGGTGGGTGTATCCGCCTCCATACCGGGCTGTCTGCCGGATATATTTTCCCATCCAGCGCCCTGCATATCTCGGTTGTTCTACTGTCAATTATCCCGTCATACAGCCAGAATTTTCGGTTGGGGGTTGCACGCATCTGCTCATATCGCCCGGCGTTATAGGCGTTGAGCATGGCGTTACGGTAGATGGTGCTGAGCCTGCCCTTGGGTAGCCTGTATAGCTCTGGCGTGCCTAACAGCGCCTTCTTTTTCCACTGCTCGAAGGTCTGCCCGTCCTGGATCGCCCCGGTGAGGTCGTCGAGGACTTGGCCGATCTGCGCAATGCCCGCCAGCCCCGACACGGTGAAGCTCCTTGCGCGTGCGTTAGCTGGAATCTTTGCGTAGTAGTCGCGGGGAAGCTCCAGCTTGCGGCGCTTAGCTTGAATAAGTGCCTCGGTGAAGGTTGCGAACAGGCTCATTTGATTGCCAGCGCTCTAGGTAGGGTCAACGCTGACAGCCAGCCGTTAGCCGCTGCTCTGCCTTTCTCCATTGCTTCAGCCTGGCCGCTTGCCGATGATCCGGCTTCGTACCATTGCGTAGCATACTCACGCCTCACCCGCTCTGCATTACTGCCGTGCAGCTTCAGCTCTGTCAGCTTGCGCCTGATCCGCCACTCGTCATCCCATGCGGCTCCGGTTGGTAGGGCGCTTCTCATTTGGCCGATTCCCAACCTAATATCTGCGAATTGAACTGCATCCGCGCAATCGCATCGGCGAACTCAGGGTCTGGGATTATCTCAGCCAGCTTGTCTCGCAGGTCTGCGGGGTTGCTCGCCATTTCGATGGCCTGGCGTATTTGCTCAGCGCCTAGGGGTGATTCGGTGCGCGTGTCTATTGCCCGCTCGATCCGTTCTAATGGCTTTGCCGCAAAGTTTTGCTGCGGTTGAACCTCTAAAAGCTCAAAATCACCCAGGCCGAAATCATAGCGATCCAGGTAATACTGATCGGTTGGGCGCACCCCGAGACCGTACAGCACTGCATCACGATCTGCCCTGTCTTTGCCTAGGCTTTTGGTGTCGCGCCAAACAAACCTGAACCCAGGATCAATCAGCTCGGCGGCGGTTGCGAACCGAATCACCTGCTGCGCGGCGCTCCTAACCAACTTCGCGTCTGACAGCGTAAGGCTGCCCAACACGTCACGGCTCAGCACCTCCACGGCTGCATAGCTGCCGCTACCTTGTAGCCCGCTCGTGCCGGTCTGCCCGAGTATCAAGCGCTGAATGCGGCGGATCAGCGCGGTGTCCTGAGTAGCAAACTCCCCTGCGGTGGGGACTGTGAGCGCCTTAACCTCGTCATCCTTCCCGACCGCGACGGCAACCTTGAACCCCTGGGCGCTCATGGCATCAACAAACGCCTGCGGCAACCCGACCTTAGCCGCCAGCAATGGCCATGCGGAAAGCTCGGTGTAAGAAATCCAATTACGCCACAGTTCATTGCGGTGCGTCACAGGCCAATAGGCTCTGGAATACAGCGCTAAGCCCTGGGGCGCATGGCGCTTGGGCTTGTTGCGAGTCAGGATGAATTTGAGCGTGGTATCTTGCGCCTCACGTTTGCCACCTTTGTTCATCCACAGCGATCCGTCGGAATCAGGCTCGAAGTATCTAATGTCACAGGGCAAGACCACCACCTGCCCGTCGATCTCCACCAACTCGGTCACGCTGTATCCGTAAAACACCGCGTCTAATGCGGCTTCAATAGCCTGCGCGATGGGGTCGCGCAGCAGATGGATAGCTTCGTCGTATCCGAACCCGCTGTTGGGTTCTATGTCCCACGGAAGCGCCGCTAGTGACGCCTGTCGGCTCTGGGTGCACTGAAGCAACTCCTCATCTGAGGTTAGCCGTTCAAGGTCTGCGCGGTGCCATCCGATCTTGCGTAGCACCTCATCGGTATCGGCCACCAGGCGCGGTTTGTTATTGCCCAGCGCGGCATAGGGATCGCCCTCCACCTCGTTGAGTTTAGTGGCTGGCGGCGGGGGTGGGGTGGGGACGTAGCCGAATGCGGATAGAATGCGGTTAATCATTGGGGTGCTCTCTAAGTATTTTTGGTGCTGCATTATGCCAGTTTATCTTGTGGTGCAGCCGATAGTGCGGCGATCTTGGGTCTCCCAATGTCCCCACTTTAGTGCATGATGGTGCAACCATCACCGAATAAAAGGATTTAGCGTAGGTTCCGAAATGCAAATATTCCTCAGTGAGGCCACCATAATTTGACTGGGTTTCGCCTTGGACTATTGACGCTGGCATCGCAGTTAAGAACAGCCCTCCTCTAGCTCCATGCGTTAGATATGTATTTACGTCATCGTTTAGTCTGCCGACAAAGTTAAACCTTCGGCTTGTGCTTAGGAAAAACACATTCATCGCCTTACGCCTCATGGACGGAACCAACTTGCCATCACTGTTTCCGCCTATAAAATCCCCTCCCTGTGCCATGCACAATGCAAGCGCATTTATGCTTTTGTAGTAATGGAAGAACGCATCAAATACTGCCAGAAGGTTCGCCCATATCAACTTTGGCTTATATTCTGAATTTCTATTAAATCGTATTTCGAAGCCCACATAATCATCATCAAGCTCTAAAAAATACTCATAGCCTAGCCTAGCGGCTATGTCGAATGCTGCATTTCTAGCGAGAAGGACAGTCCTGTTACTCTCTGACAAGTCGCACATGTCTGTTTTTTTTCTGTATTCCTCCTTGCTAAACACCTGAACCATATTTACGAACTGTTTTTTATATTCTAATAGCGCTGGGTCATCGTCACTTACAACAAGATAGCATCCATCTGATACGCCTGCCCTTTTTAAGGTGTTCAGTGTTTTTATATTCCCAGCTCGATTGTAGGTAAGAATCAGAATGCAGTATCTAATTTTCATCATATATGCCGTTAAGTGATTCATTAAGATGCACGAACCCTAATTCTATAGCCCTTTCGTAATCAATTATAACCAGTGCGGATTTAATGAAAAAATCCCTTATATCGTCGTTTGAGTGCGCATAGTAATTTGCTATTTTCCCATAGTTAAATTCTATATGTCGGCTTGCAGCAATCCTCAAAAAATCAGCTAGTTGCTTGTCTATCCCTGAGCTATCTATAGCCTTTATTAGCTCGTTGTATTTGCTCTTATCAATTAGGTCGGGCAATTCTGGCTTATCCCCGCTTGGCTCATATATTGGGCTTTTTATTTTTGCTGTGTATTTTTCTGAATCAAGATTTTTGCTGCCTGCCTTGGTCTCTGGCTTATCCGCCAGCATCTCCTCAAGCTCTGCATCATTAAACCCCATCGCCCCAAGGTCGAATTCCTCCAGCTTCAGCTCGTCCAGTTCAATCTTGAGCGCGTCTAAATCCCAGTCCGCCAGCTCGCCGGTGCGGTTATCGGCTATCCGATACGCCTTGACCTGCGTGGGGGTGAGTCCTGTGGCGATATGCACAGGCACGGTGGTCATGCCTAGGGCTAGGGCTGCTTTTAGCCTGGTGTGCCCCACGATCACCGTCATATCTTTGTCAACGACGATGGGCTGCTGGAAGCCGAATGCGGCGATGCTTTCCATCACCGCCTGCACCGCGTGATCGTTTACCCTGGGGTTTTTGGCGTAGGGCTTGACGTCGCCTATGGGGGTTTCTTTAACTTTCACTTCTTCGCCCTATTCATCTCGTTTGTGGCTATATCCACTGCCTCAACAAATGACCTGCCATACGCAGTTATTCTTTTTGCCGGGTTCTTAATGCCAATATTGCACATCCATATGTCGAACGGGAAATCTAAGACCTGCGGCATCTTGCCTTCGCAGCTAAAAACCTGGTCTCTCGTAAGCCCGAGAAGCTCCCACAGCTTTGAGTTGCAATCTCTTATCAGCGTTACTCTCGCGAGCTTCTGCACTCTAACCGCACATTCAAATTCTGAAATTCTCTGCACTGCTTCTAATGGCGTCACTTCTTCTCCCCCCTGTAATTCTCTTCCATCTTGATCCACCCCTCCGGGTGTCCGCCTATCTCATCGGCGATCCGCTGGGCAACGTCTGAGGTCAGCGCAACATCGCCCCGGATTAGCTGGCTGACATAGCGATCAGTATAGCCCAGCTTGTCGGCAAGCTGCGCCTTGGTTAGCCCCTGATCCCGTGCAAGCTGCATTAAGTATGCCCCAGGGGGTGGTAGTGGCCTGCCCGTGGTTGATATGGTGAATTCTTTGCTACTCATCATTCCCTCCAAGGGGCACACATAGAAAATAATTGTTTTTCTCATCTAGCATTTCTGTCGATCCTTGCGTGGCTGTCCACGATGAATGCACCTCAATTAGAGGGCAATTACAGAAATCAAACCCGTATGCGGTAAGCGCAAATGAGCTTCCGGGGGTTCTACTTGGGCGGTCATCAAGCACCGTGTGGCTCGAAAAAACCTTAAGTTCTCCTTCGTGATCGGCCATTATCGCTTGCCAAACCGCAAGCGTTGTCGCTATTCTTCCGTATCTGCCCATTCTCATCTCCTCCTCATAACTACAGGGGCGCTGCGTGCCTGGGTTGCCCCGTGCCACGCTAACGCCAACGAAATAACACAGTCGTCATGCTTGCCAGGCGGTGCGCTATATCGGGTTCCACCGCTGGGCAAGCGCTCGCTATCATACGCCGTAAGCTCATCGCGCATAACTTTATTTTCGAGCATCGCAAACTCCCCGCGCTCGATTGCCAGCGATAGAGATTCAACCACCTGCGCCTTGGTGATGTTGGTCGTCCAGAACGGCTCTACTGGCACGCCATCGCGCTGCAACTGCTCGATGATAGGCTGACCCATGCTGTTGGCCTCAGCGACGATTGACGCGCTGTTGAAGCGGTGCCGCAATGCTTTGAGCCTGTTGCTTTGGATGGGGTAGCTAATGTCGGTGAATCGGTCGATGTGACAAACGTGGTTCGTTCCCAGCTCGATCACCGTGTAAACGGTGAAGTCGTTGCTTCGCCCCCAGTCTGCGCCGATCACGTAGCCCATGCCTGGTCTTCCTCGTTCAAGGGTGCCGCACGGTTCCAGGCGGTCAACCCGACGGAATACGCCTGCGCCGTCTTGGACAAACTCCGCAAGATACTCCTGGGCGAATGACCTTTCTGGAAGGTTTAGCCGCTGCTCCTCTATCTCATCTGCGGGTATGTAAGGGTTACTCGCAGTTGGCAACTGGAAGCTCTCCCAGTTTGGCCTAGCGTTGTCGTTGCCCCGGTTGTATAGCTCCTCGAAGAATGTGCCACTCTTAGGGGATGAAATAAACCACGCCTCGCCACGGTAGTCCGTCAGGGTTGGCGAGATTGACTTGTTCCAGGTCTCTTCCAGCTTCGGTGCAAGCGCCGCTTCGTCTATAACTACTCGGTGATAGCACCTGCTCCTTCCAGCGTCGATGTCGCGCAATGTCCAGAAGTCGATCACCCCGCCGGTTAACAGGGTGATGCGCTGCTCGGTCTTGCTGGATTTTTTGATGATAGGCTTTAGGCTGCGCTCAATATCTCGCCATGCGTCTAGTAATATTTTGTAGTTCGGGGCGAACCAGCCCACCCGTTTGCCGCCTATCGCGCTGCCCTCATCGCGCATTGTCAGCCAATAGGCTGCGAGCATCGTTTTGCCGAATCTCCTGCCACAGGCGGCCACTCGGTAGCGTGCCGTGCTGTTGATGATTGCCCGCTGGCCGTCGTGCAACTTCAGGCGCTGGACTACATATTCAGCCACCTACTCAGCGCCTTCCCATTTGATCGTCGCAGGGCTGCTTCCTGCGGCTGTTGCTGTGTCTAGCCCCCAGGCGCGGCGCTCTCCTGCCTGCTGGATCGCGGTCATCTCTGCGGTTATTTTGGCCAGCTTCGCGGCGTTGAATGCCTCGGTTGTATCGTCCTTGCGCTTGCCTAATGCCTCCTGCCTTAGTCCAGCCACTTGCCGCCACTCGTCCCGGTGCCGCTTGATTAGTTCAACGGTCTCAGATGCTGCTGCATCAATGGCTGCGGCTTTTTTTTCTGGGTTAACGCCGTTACCCACTCCATTAACCTTTTCATTAACTTTTCGCCTGACAGCCTCAGCTACATCTCGCCCATCGCCCCACCCATTTTTTTTTGAGCGCTTGAAAATGGAGACACTAGATATTCCGTGCTTAGCTTCAAGCTCCTTAAATGACGCCCCAGCCTCACGCTCGGCTCGTACCGTCTCCCACTGGTCTGCGGTTAGCCTAGGCACTATCTAACCCCATTCGCCCAGGCTCTCAGCGCCTCAACCTGCGCCCTGCATTGGGCATACAACCTCGACACGTCAGCCGCCCATTCCGCTACCGCGCGCTCGCTGGCAAATCCATCGGGATCGGGGGTAACGGCGGTGGGACTTCCAGCAGGATGCTTGGAGGCATTGGGCAGGGCGCTGGGATTGTTGAGCAGCCTTGCAGCATCGCTGCTAAGACAAGCGCGGGTGCGGCTAGTAAGTGCCGCCAGTTGTTTCTTCGTTGCATCGCGGGTCTCCTCTGCTATTTTTGTCTTGCTGCGCCACGCTATCAGCGCCTCATCTGAAGCCCTAGCCGCATCCAACAAGCTTTCCGTGTAGGTTGCCACCTCTTCGGCTCTTGCTTGCGCTAGGCGGGCAATCTGGGCTTCGTGGAGGCTTGTCAGGCGTTGGTGCTCGCCATATGCGCCAAGCGATAGGCTGACGAATATGACTGCGCCTAGCAGGTAGTTACTCATAGCCTTGGCCTAAATATAACGATGGCGACCGGGAATGGAGCTGACGCTTCTGCCCCGACGAATTTAACCCGCCCCTTGGGGAATCTAATATCTGACGCCTTTGCCGCGAAATTGTGCCACCAGTTAGTATCAACCCGCGCCGGGACGAAGCACACCACCATCGCCCCGTTGTCCCTCGCCTCATCATATGCCTTCCTCATCCATTTGCCTATTTCAGTTCCGTATGGCGGATTCATAAACACCCGCTCATCTTTCCAGCTTTGCGCTAGGCCGTTGGTTTCTGGCGTATAATATTTTTCGCACTTCGCCGTTTCCGGTACGCAGCATGGGTCTAATGTGAACCTAAACTCCAGGTTCAAGTAGTCGAACCACTCCTGGGGTGTTGCCCAGTTGTTGTTTTTGCTGCTACCTATAACCCGCATGGTGTTATTCATCTAAAATCTCCGCCACCCTCTAGGTAGTTGCTCATGTTGGGTTGCCCATTATTTTTATACATATGCGGTTTTATATGTAAAGTTTTCGCCTAAAACTGTACAAGTTCGCCAGCGGCCATGAGGCGCATGTCGGCAGGCAGACACACGCAAAACCCCCGGTCTCCGATTGAAAAATACAGGCCGGTGCATCGCTCGCACATCCACATCGAGGCCAGCTTTACATCATGATCACCGAAGATTTTCTCTTCAACCGCACCCCTTGCCGGTCGCTGCCTGGCAAACTCCCCGACCGTATCGCCGCAGGCTATTGGCTCCTTGCAGCTACAGCAGCGCTTTTTTCTGCCATGGGTGAAGGTGGAAAAATCTCCCGGAGGCAGATACCACCACTCACCGCCTTCAACGCAGCCGCAGGATATGCTCATTCTGCTAACTTCTCCATCATCTCAGCCACAACGGCCTCGTGCATCTGGTCAGCCATATTGTCCACGTCTTCGGGCAATTGGTCGTATGATTCTGCGCAAATTGCGCCTTGGCTTCGGAAAGGAATCTCTTCGCCAGCCTCAATATAAAGCCCCTGCTTTTCACCGAGAAAAACCATAGTCTCGTAATACCTGCCGCTTGATCCGATCGTCATCGGCCTTCCGTTTGCCCCTTTGTAAGCGCCAACAGTTGACACGACGATCATTTCATCGCCCATCGTAATCAGCGTGTTACGGCGGAAAAGGCACGACGCCTGCAAGATAAAATGCCCGCCCCAGCCTCGCTCTGTTCTGGTTACCATTTATATAGCACTCCTCTGTTTTTATTGCGAAATCTGTGCCAAAAAAAATCAGTTAAAATCGTTCTTTTTTCATCTTTGTCAAAATCACTCAAAAATCTTATTTCTGTTCGTGAAGAATTTATCCACTTCTCTACCCCCCATAGGTTATTGCGTTCATCTAAATAGATATACTCAAAGTCTATTCCGAATTTATTTGCAAATGCGCTGATAATTTGATGCGGGAAGCCATCTGCGGTGTCAAATCGAATGAACGCCTTATCACCGGCGATTTCTGGATCGCAACCGTATGAGTTCCACCCTGTACCCCAATTTTCTTTATTCCATTTATACCGCTTAAATATAAAATCTTTTCTGTCTTTTTCTGTCTTTGGGTTTGGGTTCCCATTGTATATTTGCAGTGGCTGCGGAATTAACGCATTAAAATCGAAATTTCCATCAACTAAGCAGTGTGAAAATATCCTTTTTGCCTCTTTTGCATCAAATGTAAGCTTATTTCTTATATGGTTACGCATTTCTAATTCCCATAAGTTTGTGAAAAAAATCAGATTGTTGTCAGGAAAACCACCGTTTTATCCTCAGATATTCTGTAACTACTTCGGCCCATCCTAGCGTGACAAGCGCCTCGCATAACACACTATCTGAGAGTTCGTGAGCCACTTCAGGATCATTGCTTTCCTGTAATTTTCTCAGCTTGTCGAGCGCTTCTTCCTTGGTCATTCGCAATCCTCCTCAAATAGCTTGCGCTCTCTCTCTCTACGAAATCTCAAGCCACGTCCGCCTTTAATCCACCTGGAAAACTCAGATGCCGCGCCGTGACAATCGCCTGCGTTGAGCTTGCGCACCAAGGTGCTGTTGCAGAATGCTTCTTCGCCGATGTTGAATGAGATGCTGACCAGGGCGTCGAACTGCTGTTGGGTGATCAAGTGCTTTACGCACCGCCAGACGGCTCGGACAAAGATCGCTGCATCCTGAATCAGCAGCGCATCACACTCGGCGTTAGTGGCCACATCGCCAGGCTGAACCCTGCGTTGCCCGCTGGCCATGCCGGTATGTCCTACACAGATCGTCCATACCCGTACCGTGTCGAGGTAAGCCCTGTTGCGGCTGCCTTCCTCCTTGGTCACGAAGGCCACGCCCGCTACTGATAGGGTCAACCCTGCTGCGGCGGCTATGACGTAGCGCTTAGGTGTTGGAGTTGGCATTGACTAACTCCAGCACTGTGTCGCCAAAATCAAACCCAGGGGTATTCATCTCTACGAAAAGTATCCCCGCGATCAGTTTATGCTGATCCTCCCAGGACATTTCATGCACGCCCCTAAGCGTTTTTCCTTCAAGAACCTCGATTTTTAGGACTCTCCCGGCAATCTGCACCATGTTAATGGTGTATCTATCAGATTTGTCAGTGTAACTTGATATTAGTTTTTCCACTTTTTATTCCTCAGAAAATTAAACCCCGTGACGTGGGGAAAACGGTTGATCAATGCGGATCATTTGCCGATGCGTACCGGCTGGAGGATACCCGCACCTCAACTGCCGGGGTTATTTACGCCACTAATCCGGCTGGGCGTCTCGAACAGGCATAGCTTAGCATACGCCCTAGTAGGGGTCTGGTTTATTTTGAGTTAATTGCAAAAATCTCCTCAGAGATTTTCTTATACTCGCCATCACCCAGCACTGCATCAAATGCAACGCTCATCTGGACTCCGGCATCTGTCAGGGCTTTTATGGCCATCGCCACGATAAACCGCTCGTATGCCTCTTGGCTTCCGAATTCAGCCGCGAGGCTGATTTTGTTATTGTTTGCGAACTCAATGAAGAGCTTGCTGACCCTGCTTAGTTTGTTCATTTTCGTATCCCCGTTGGTTGGTTAAGGAATCCTAACCATGCGCTGAGTGTAAACGCTTTGCGTGTAATTGTCAACGCTAAGCTAGCGCCCTAGCCAACCAGTAATCTTCGTGCTCTAGCGCCGATCTGGCGTCGCCTCGGCTGAAGCCTAAGCGCCTGAAATATTCGAGCAGTATCGCCTCGCGTCTGTCCCAGTTCGCATTTACGGTAGCGATAGAGGCTAATGGACGCGCTGAAATATCTGGCCTGGGGTTTGCCGGAATCATGTGGGCAAAATCATCATCAACCTCTACAGGATCGCCTGCGGGGGTATAAAGCGTAGTGGCCATTGCGGCACCTCGGTTAGGATTGGTTAGGATTGGTTAGGATTGAAAAATCAATCCTAACCGTAATTATACAACAAAAATCATGCAGTTACGCGCCAAGGTTAGGATGGTTAGGTTATTCCTCCCCCCATGCGCGTGAGAAATAAATTCAATCACCCTTCACAATTTTTTTATTTTTTCTCGCGCATGGGGAGGTCTTAAACCTAACCATCCTAACCTTTTGCTGTATCTTCATAATTCTAAATGGCTTTTTTGGGTTAGGATTGGGTTAGGATGGTTAGGTTGGTTAGGTTACGCGAAACATCCGCCTGTTTTTGTTTTTTCCCTCTGCCCTGATCACCTTCCCGCCGTGGATGTAGTCTACGTGACGCGCTAACCAGTGCCCCGCTTTGAGGGCGCTCAATGCCCCGCTTCTATCCCCGCAGATCGCCATCAGCGCCTCGTGCAGGTCAGCACTCCCGGACATGCGCACTAGGTCTTGTGCTGAGAACTGCGCCCTACCATGCGCCTCAAGTATGCCGTCCAGCATCTCAGCAAGGTGCGCCGGGGCTTCGGACGTTGCCCGCTGTTCCAGCATCCCGTCCAGACAGTCAACGCCCAGCAGGTGCCATAGCGGTTTGCGAACCAACGCCTGCCACTCGCAGAAATCGGTTGCGTGTTTCAGCCCTGGGCGCTCGTCCTTGAACGAAGCCACAGCAAAACAGGCCGAAACCAACGTCACTCTGTCACGCAGCGCGTCAGTTCTAGCGTCACCTTTATACTCAATCGCGCTTGCATCCTCGGTCATCGGGTCAAGCCGGATCGGGATAAAGCGCCGCGCTGTATCCTCACGCGCCGCCACGTTATTACCGGTTGCCAGGATCAGCATCCGAGCTTGAGCCTCAACAATCTCAGTCGCCCCGAGGATGCGCCCCGATATGCTGCCTGATGTGATGATCGAGTTGAGGGCGTCTGAATTGGGAACGTCTCGCGTGAGATTATCGAACAGCGCCACCCGCCGCCCTGAAAGTGCTTTAGCCAATAGGTGCTTGTTCAGCTCATCCCGCTCGTATGGCATAGCCTCAGCCGCCGGGATGCGCCCCGTGGCTATGGCTCCTATCACCTCGGCCAGGTAGGTTTTCCCTGACTGCGGTCGCGGCGCGGTGATTAGATACGCAGGCGCTGCCGCCCAAGCCGGGCGAAACACGCCTGTCATGATCGCGGCTAGTGCAGATACTCGGTCTCTGTCGTCGGCGAACCTGAATTCGTCTAGCAGCGACAACAGCGCCCGCGCCCCTTCATGCGGCGTCATTGGCGTCAGATCAAACGGCGTCAGGTAGTATCGGCTCAGCGCGTGATACCCCTCTGCCGATACTGGAACCCCGTCGTGCCATATTGGCAGGTCTGACACCCCGTCAAGCAGGCGCAGGGTGGTAGTGGCCGCGCCTGCTGCGTGAATCTGCGCGATGTAGTTTTCCGGGATTGACGCGGGCTTGTAGTCTTTGTCCTTCGGCTTATACGCCGCTACAGCGTCGTTGCAGGCGCGTCTGACTGCTGACTGGCTCATAGGCTGCATCTCGCCGTCTGACACCGCCACAAGCCCACCACGCGCCCAGTAGTGGCTGTCTGTTATGGCTGCCTCACATGCCCGAACTGACGCGCCTTCTGTGTGTGCCTCGATCACGATTGCCACGCGCCCGTCACGCTCCTCAAGGTCTATGTCTGGGGATAGTTCGTGAGCCGACCCCCTGGAGCGCGATAGCACCCATATCTGCCCGCCGTGGGCATGGCTGTAGATGTTAATGCCGCCGTTCGGCGCGATGCGCAGCACGGCTATGCGGTCGTCGCTGCCGTAATCTGGTTCAAGCGGATCGGCGAACCGCTGCCCGTCTATTGGCGCTTTGAGCAATTCCCCCACCGTCACCGTGCCTCCGCCTTGGCGGTGCAGCACGAAATCGCTGGGCATAACCCCACGGTGCAGCGCCATGACCGCCGCTGTGGCTATCCCAAGGCGCTTAGCGATGCGCTCAGCGTGCTGACGCTGTATCGGTTCGGCTTTGGGCTTAATGGCCTGCTTTGCGGCTTTGATTAGCCTCTTTGCGGTCTCGGTCTCCGGGTGCATCACTTTTGCCAAATCCAGATCACCACCCGGGAAAATCCTGCTCGGGTATCGTTCCCGCGTGACCCCTGCTCCGAGAATCGGCGGCGCTACGAAGTCCAACCGCTCAGGCTGCCACACTGAAGAGTCAACCAGCGTCCTGGTGAGCAACTGCCCGGCGTTGCCTATTTCTATGCGCCCGTGGCCTGCGATCCACAGGTCGGCGTTCAGCTTTTCGCCTATCCGTGGAATCTGGCTTGCATCTTCAACCAGAAAATAAAAACGCTGCCCGCGCAACCCGCACCCGTTGATTCCGCTCGAACTTGATGCCCGCCATAGCATTTTCGCCCCAGCGATCCACGGCGCGGCGCTGATGAGTTTGGCGTGAACCGCGTCTGGGCTATCGCTGCACCCGTCAACGTCCAGCATCATCATGCCCGGCTGCTGGCGGAATGCGAAATACTGCCGAGTGCGGGCGATGTCATGCCCGTTGACTAGCGCCGCCGTGGTCAGCGGCGAATCATGCTCCGGCGTGCCGTAGGTGACTGCGCTGTTACTTCCAAGGGTGTCGAGCCACGTCCCGAACGCCTCCAGGGATTCAACTACTTGCAGGCTGGCGTGGCCGTGCGTTACCTGTGCGGCTGCTGTTTTAGTGATCTTCCCATCGACCAGCGCGAACCGCTTGGCGATGCTGTTGGTGGACTGTATGTGACAAACGATGTGCATTCGGCCTCCTATTGGCTGGCTTGATAATATAGCGACCGATGATATATTATCAATCGGTCTGTTATATTTTTCGAGAGGAATTGACAAATGATGACACTCGATGAGGTCAGAAGGGCGCTCGATGACCGACGCCTTATGGCGGTCGCTACTGCCACTAGATTATCGTACTACACCGTCTGGCGGGTGCATCGCGGCCAGACCAAGGCGGTGTCGTATGAGGTGATTAAGAGGCTTTCCGACTACCTAACCATCAGCGGGGTAGAGCAGTGAAGCCCTGCGTTAGGTGCGGGGTGGATGACCGGATGCCTAGTGGTGGGTGCAGGCCGTGTCAAGCCGCGTACCGTGCGGCCAATCCTGAGAAGGAAAAGGCAAGCAAAGCCGCATACCGCGCCGCCAACCCTGAGAAGGTGAAGGCAAGGCAAGCCGCATACCGTGCCGCAAACCCTGAGAAGTTGAAGGCAAAGAACGCCGCATACTATGCCGCCAACCCTGAGAAGGTGAAGGCAAGGCAAGCCGCATACCGTGCCGCCAACCTGGAGAAGTTGAAGGCAAGGGACGCCGCATACCGCGCCGCCAACCGGGAGAAGGTGAAGGCAAGGCAAGCCTCATACCGTGCCGCCAACACTGCCTGGGTGAGGGCAAGGAGCTCCGCTTGGATATACACCAAGGACGCTGCTTGGTGGGAAAAAGAAAAGGCAAAGGGAAAGGCAAGGCAAGCCGCATACCGTGCCGCCAACCTGGAGAGGTTGAAGGCAAGGGACGCCGCATACCGCGCCGCCAACCGGGAGAAGGGAAAGGCAACAGACGCCGCGTACCGTGCCGCCAACCCTGAGAAGCTG